CCATTCATCAAGATCAAAGTAAGTATATAACAAGATACCTTTTGCAGATGTCCACACTTTGCATTTCTCGTCATGTGTTCCTTGTCTCGTAATTACTTTTTTATGCTTCTTGGCATAGTAAGTTATTTTAAACGTTTTATTTATTTCTTTCATGTTGAGAACTTATAGGACAATTACGGCAGAATTAAGGCAAAGACAAAAAAATATTTTTTTATTTGACCCATTGTGGACACCTTGATGGGTTGACTTCTCCCAGTTATTCCTATATAATAGGGGTGGGAGGTCGGGAATAAAATATCTTAATATCTAGTTTAGAATCATTCTAAACTGCAGATACAACTACAGGTTGTGGCGCGGCAGGGGTTGACAAGTTATTAAATATAGGATAGTCTAGGATCATAACAGAAAGGAAGAAATGAGTAAAACAATGACAAAGTACCAACTGGATCACTACAAACAAAAAGTGAAGCGCCAGTTTGACCCAATGATTGACGAACAGGAATTATTGGTTAAGCAATATAAAACGGAGGCAACTGACAAAGCTGTTGATAAGCTGTCCAAAAAGATTGGGGCAGATAAAATTATTAACCAGTTTAGGCAGGCGGAAAAAAAGTTAGAGGAAGCGAGAGCAAGCGCTCTAACATTTTTTGAGAAGAAGAAACCAAAGGATCAAGAACTTCATTATAAATTTACTGAAAATAGTAGATATAGAAATGATGAATTAAGTCTTGAGGATTGCGAAAGTCAATTAAGGTCTTGGGCCGAGAACCTAGCACAAAGAGAAATAGAGCGAAGGCCTGAAGGACTTAAACTCAAACAACTCAAGGATCTAAAAATCAAGGCCATTGATACAGTAATGGAGGCAGGCGCCCCAGAACAGTTATCAATAGCACTTGACAAAGTATCTCAAAAGATTGGTTTGAGGTGGGATCAGGATTTACAAGCTATCCCAAACTTTAAGAAATAAACACTTGACAGACTATCCTATTTCATATAGGATAGTCTGTATAACGAAAGGATTTTATGTTGTTAGATTTATTATTAATAGTCGGTGGCTCCCTACTATGTTACATAATCTTGTGGCGTAGAATATAATCGACTACAGGTTGTATGCAATATGAACATCAACCACAGGTTGTGGCGCCAGGCGCCACGGCCATCGCATAGTGGTCCCAGAACCAATCTGAATTTTGCAAAGTTTAAAAAAATCGTTTGGGGTACTAGACTAGGGGTCCCAGACAGACACGTATATATGCGTGACAAATAAATAGATAATGGTAAAATACTTTCCGAGTTTTCAAAATACTCTTGAAAAAATTTTGCGGAAAATTTTTATGAATGAAAAATTTATACAGAACTTAGATAAACTACCTGCTGATGTTAGAAGAGAATTTGCACTACTAGCAAATAAATACGGTGAGAAGAAAAAACAATCTAATATACAAAATGATTTTTTATCTTTTGTAAAACACGTATGGCCTGATTTTATTGAAGGATCTCATCACAAAAGAATAGCAGATAAGTTTAATAAACTTGCATCCGGAGAGATCAAAAGATTGATTATTAATATGCCACCGAGGCATACTAAATCAGAGTTTGGATCTTATCTTTTGCCTGCGTGGATGGTAGGTAGAAATCCTAAATTAAAAATTATTCAATCTACAAATACAACTGAATTGTCTGTAAGGTTTGGTCGTAAAGCTAAAGCTTTGATTGATTCCCCTGAATATCAAAAAGTATTTAAGACAGCACTCAAAGAAGATTCACAAGCTGCAGGTAAATGGGAAACAGCTCAAGGCGGTGAATATTATGCAGCTGGTGTAGGATCTGCTATCACAGGAAGAGGTGCAGATCTTTTGATTATTGATGACCCACATTCTGAACAAGACTCCATGAACTCACAAGCATTAGATAGAACATACGAGTGGTACACATCAGGACCAAGACAACGTCTCCAACCTGGCGGAGCTATAATTGTAATTATGACTCGTTGGAATGAAAAAGATCTAACAGGTAGATTATTAAATGCACAAAAAGAAGTTAAAGCAGATCAGTGGGAGATAATAGAGTTTCCTGCAATACTTCCATCAGGCAAACCTGTTTGGCCAGAGTACTGGACTCTTGAAGATTTAGAGGGTGTTAAAGCCTCTATACCTTTATCAAAATGGAATGCACAATACATGCAGAATCCAACTTCAGAAGAAGGAGCACTTATAAAACGAGAGTGGTGGAAAGCTTGGGAGGACGATGAACTTCCACCTTTGCAACATGTGATACAATCTTATGATACAGCTTTTATGAAAAAAGAATCTGCTGACTATAGTGCAATTACAACTTGGGGTGTATTTCGTGAAACCGAAGATAGCCCACCTAATTTAATTTTAGTTGATGCATTAAAAGGTCGATACGAATTTCCTGAGCTGCGTAGGATCGCGCTCGAACAATACGGCTACTGGAATCCAGAAACGGTTATTGTTGAATCTAAAGCATCTGGTCTGCCACTAACTTATGAGTTGCGTAAGATGGGTATACCTGTTATAAATTTTACACCTAGTAAAGGCAACGATAAGCACACTAGGGTTAACGCAGTGTCACCGCTCTTTGAGTCGGGGCTGATATGGGCGCCCAAAGAAATGGAATTTGCACAGGAAGTTATTGAAGAATGTGCTGCTTTCCCTTACGGAGATCATGACGATTTAGTCGATTCTATGACCCAAGCGTTAATGAGGTTCAGACAAGGTGGGTTGATTTCTCACCCTGAAGATTATATAGATGAACCAACAATTAAAAAACAGAGGACGTACTACTAATGGAAGAAGAATCATACGCAGACGTTATTGACGCTTACGAATCTGGTGTAGGAGTTTTGGAAGGAGAATCCTTGACTGACTACATAAAAAGGAATAATATAAAAATCAAGGAAATCCGAACGGAGGATTTAACAAAAGGTAGACCTATGGAAAACGAAGGCATCATGCAAGCCTCAACAAGAACTATTGATCCCACAGTTACAATGGAAGAAATTGTAATGGAATTCATCAAAGAAAAAGGAAGAAAACCAAATAGCATTGATGAGTTAAAAGAATTTTATTTTGAAAAAACATCCGGTAGAAGAGATAGATCAGAAATGAAAATGGCATCTGGCCCATATACTGATGACGAACTTGAAATGTACGAGCAGTACAAATACGACATGAACGAACAAAGACCTGGAATGCCAATCATGGAAATAGATGACTTCTTAAGAATGGAATTAGGCAGCGCAAGAATGGGTGTTAGAGCTGGAGGATTACCTGGTATCTTAGGAGTTTAAATTGAAGCTCCATCATTACAACGAAGCCTACGCATGGATGGTCAGGCGAGAAAAATTCGCTAACGGCACACCCGAACCAAAACCTGAAAGAACTTTTGCTGACAAACTTAGAACACTAAAAGAAGTTTCAAAAGGCATAAGCCCTGAATCTAGACTCCGGTTGCTAGATTATTTTATCCAAGAAGCTTTAGAAAAAAATCAAATCACCAAGGATCAGGCATCAGGAATCTATGATCAACTTCAACAAGATAAAGATAAGATCAGAGATCAGATTGATGCTTATGATAGAGTAAATTTTTCAGAAGGTAGTAAAGACGAACAAAGAAAAATAGCTGATGATGAATATTATGCTAGTCTACAAAAAATTATAGAAAGAGATCCAGCGGCTAAAAAATTTTTTAATCCAGACGACATTACTTATCCAGCAATGGATAAATCAGGTGAGTACAATTACAGAGGTGTTCAAGTGCAGACAGACGACTTAGACTTTTTTAAAAGATACGCTAAGAGAAGAGGACTGGATCAAATACTATCACCAGAATCTACCTTTGAAAGAAAAATAGAAAAGGGTCAGTTTCCAATAGGCTTATATACAGAACCTGTTCAAACGGGAAGTGAGCCTGGAGATCTAGATAAGATATCAACTATGCTTCACGAAGTTAGACACAAAGTTTTAATGAATCCTGAGTTTAGTAAAATAATAGATCAATACGGTTTGGATGAAGAAATATTTGTAAGATACTTAGATAAAGAATTTTTCCCTGAGTTAGAGCAGGAGCTTACACCTCCTACTTATCGTAAGATATCTAAAGAAGATCAAAAATATTTTGATAAGGCATATGGATATGCTGTTAAAGATTATAAAAAGAAATTTAAAAGAGACGACTTAAAAGAGAAATTTGTAGCAAAAGTAAAAAGCCTTTTTGCAGATGGTGGACGAGCAGGGTTTAAAGATGGAAGAAAACCTATGCCTAGTGGTGAAAATTTAACGGATGCTCAAAAAGCAGGATATGCAAGAAGGTTTAATTATCAAAAGGCAGCAAAAGATGCAAACTTTAAAAAATTAGTAGACAATATTTTTAAGACGGAAGATTTTGGAAACTTTAAAGCTAAAGTTACGGACGCTCAAATAAGAGCGGCAGAGAGAGCTGGTAAAGTTAGAAAAGGCACAGGTATTATTCCTGCACAATACATAGCTCAATTTAACAAAGCAATAGAAGCCGGAGTTGATTCCCCTGAGTTTAAAGAGATACTAAAAATTACTGGAAGATCTGAAGATGAAATTTTAGAATTAAATAGTAAGAGACCAGGTGGTAAAGTTGTTTTTGATGTAAGATCTAAAGCCGCTGAAGAATCTTTTCCTGAAGAAAGAAAATTAACTGAAGCACAAAAAACAGAAAAACAAAAAAAGGTAAAAGCAAAAAGAGGAGATAGATTACAAATAACAACCGGTAAAGCAAAATATTTAAAAGGATCTGATAAGTTTCCATTTCATCACATTATGAATATAGGTGGTGAAATACCTCTAACTACAAATGACATTGCAATAGTCACCAAAGAGATGAACTCTAGACTTGCACCTTACAATACAAAATTAAATGACATTGCAGATGGTATTAGAGAAAATACTAAATTAGCTTTTGAAGCTGCTTTTTCTAAAAATGAAGCAGATAGTTTAAAATATTTAAAACGTGTTGATCAATTAAATGATAATGCAGAACAAATAGTTAAAAAAGCAGTTAAGGAACTACCCAAAGAATACAAACAATTAATTGGTTTTAACAAAGCATATCCAGTAACAAATGAGTATGGTCTTCCTATAGATGATAAACTTCGTGTTGAAAGAGTTGGAGGAGTGGACACTAAAGTTAGAGGAAAAAATTTAGCAGATCTAACAAGCGAAGAAATAACTGCTCTTAAGAAAAAAATAAGCGCTGACATAGAGGTAGGCGAAAGAGGTATATTAAGTAAATTAGGTAAGGGTGCAAAAGTAGTTGGAAAGGTATTTAAACCTTTGGGATACGTACTAGGAACTGGTGCAGTTTTTACAGCAAATGCTTTAGCTGAAGAAAGAGGTATTGATTTAAAACCTATAGATTACGTTTTTGCTATGGAGTCAGGAGATGCAGAAGTTGCTCTTGACAATGCTAAAAGAAGAATAGATCCAGAGTATGCTGCAGCGCAGAGAGCAAAGGATTTAGGACGTTTATCAGACGATTTTGAAGAAATAGGAAAATCAACATTTGGAAAATACAATGACCAGATCAAAAACATCAAGCTATCCTAAAACTGATTTGTTGCCACCTAAATCAGGTCCAACACCTCAGGGCTTGAATATTAATTATAATACTGTTAGAACAGTCAAATTGGAGAAAATAAATGGCAGACAAAATAGACAAGTCCTTGACGCAAGGTCCGAGAAGCAGCGTTAATATTCCAGGTCAGGAAGAAATAAACGAAGCTATTGAACAAGAAGTAGTAGAAGCACAAGACACACCAGGACCAGTTGAAATAGAAGAATCAGAAGATGGATCGGTTACAGTTGACTTTGATCCTAACGCAGCATCACCAGAAGGTGGTGACGAGCACTATGCAAACTTAGCAGAATTTTTACCAGACGAAGTATTAGACGAATTAGGTTCTAGCTTAACTCAAAAATATAATGACTACAACGCGTCAAGAAAAGATTGGGAACAATCTTACACAAAAGGTTTAGACTTACTTGGTTTCAAATACGATATGCGAACAGAACCATTTCAAGGAGCTTCAGGTGCAACACACCCAGTGTTAGCAGAAGCAGTTACACAGTTTCAAGCATTAGCTTATAAAGAATTATTACCAGCAAACGGACCGGTCCGAACTCAAGTTGTTGGTGCACCAAGTCCAGAAAAAACACAACAAGCAGAACGTGTTAAAGATTACATGAATTACGAGCTCATGGAAAAAATGTCAGACTATGAGCCCGACTTTGACTCACTGCTCTTTTACCTCCCTCTTGCAGGTTCAGCGTTTAAAAAAGTTTATTACGATGAACTAGAAAAAAGAGCTACGTCAAAGTTTGTTCCGGCAGATGATTTGATTGTCCCTTATTCAGCTACCTCATTGGCTGATGCAGAGGCAGTCATTCACCGGATTAAGATGTCAAAAAATGATTTAAGAAAACAACAAGTAAATGGTTTCTATTTAGATATAGAGTTAGGTACACCTGGCTATCAAGAAAACGATGTTGAGAAAAAAGAAAGAGAATTAGAAGGAACTAAAAAAACACAAGATGAAGATATTTATACTTTGATTGAGTGTCACGTAAATTTAAACTTGGAAGGATTTGAAGATCAAGATCCTGAAACAGGTGAGCAATCAGGAATAAAAATTCCATACATTGTTACAATAGAATTAGCTACTAGAAAAATTTTATCTATTAGACGAAATTACGAAATTGGAGATCCGGACAAAAACAAAATAGATTACTTTGTTCATTTTAAATTTTTACCTGGACTAGGTTTCTATGGGTTCGGTCTCATCCATATGATTGGCGGTCTGTCTAGAACTGCAACTGCAGCTCTTCGTCAATTATTGGATGCGGGTACGCTCTCCAACCTACCCGCAGGATTTAAAATGCGTGGCATTAGAATTAGAGATGATGCGCAATCAATTCAACCTGGTGAGTTTAGAGATGTAGATGCACCGGGTGGTAACTTAAAAGATTCATTTATGATGTTGCCATTCAAAGAACCATCTGCAACTTTATTAAACTTAATGGGTATCGTTGTACAAGCAGGTCAAAGATTTGCATCTATTGCTGACTTACAAGTTGGTGATGGCAATCAAGGCGCTGCTGTAGGTACAACTGTTGCTTTACTTGAAAGAGGAAGCAGAACAATGTCAGCTATTCACAAAAGAATTTACTCTTCGTTAAAACAAGAATTTAAAATGTTAGCAAGAGTATTCAAGTTATATCTACCTCCGGAATATCCATACGACGTAGTTGGGGGTCAAAGGATGATTAAACAACAAGACTTTGATGATCGAGTAGATATAGTGCCAGTTGCAGATCCCAACATCTTTTCTCAAACTCAGCGTATTTCCCTCGCGCAAACAGAGTTGCAACTGGCAACGTCAAATCCACAAATACATAACATGTATCAAGCATACAGAAATATGTACGAGGCTTTAGGCGTAAAAGATATTGATCTATTATTAATTAAACCGCAACCACCAACTCCAATGGATCCTGCGTTAGAAAATATTATGGCTTTAGCTGGTAAACCTTTTCAAGCTTTTCCTGGTCAAGATCACAGAGCACATATAACTTCGCATTTAAATTTTATGGCAACTAACATAGCAAGAAACAATCCTATGGTTACAGCTGCTATGGAAAAAAATATTATGGAGCACATAAGTTTGATGGCACAAGAACAAATAGAATTAGAGTTTGCACAAGAAATTCCTAAAATTGCACAGATGCAACAGCTGGCACAACAAGATCAGCGTATTGCACAGCAAGTACAATCAATGTTACAGAAAATAGAATCAAGAAAAGCTGTATTGATTGCAGAAATGATGGAAGAATTTTTAAAAGAAGAGAAACAAGTAACAGCTGGTTTTGCAAATGACCCTGTTGCACAGTTAAGAGCAAGAGAATTAGATCTTAGAGCTATGGATGATCAACGTAAGAAGATGGAAGGACAGGAAAGACTTAACCTTGACCGTATGAAAGCGATGATGAACCAGTCTGACAAACAAGATAAGTTAGATCAAAACGAAAAATTAGCAAAACTAAGAGCTAATACATCAATCGAAAAGACAATTTTGAGCAAATCTATTCCAAATGTAGATAAAATGATGCCAAGTGTTGAAATAGAAAAGTATGAAGGAGAAAATAGATGATGAAAAAGAAAAAAATGAAGATGAAAAAGAAAAAATCATTCCCTGATGTGTCTGGTGATGGAAAAATCACAAAAAAAGACATCTTAATGGCTAGAGGAGTGATACCAAAAACTAAAAATGGCATGAAGAAGAAAAGAAAATGACAAAAGGTCAAAAAAAGGTTAAAAAGATCATGCGAGAGTTTAAAAAAGGAACTCTCAAAATTGGTAGCTCTGATAAAAAAGTTAAAAATCGTAAACAAGCGATAGCAATTGCTTTAAACAGAGCTGGTATAAGTAAAAATAGGAGGACAAATGGCAAAAAAAGACGATAAGTTTTTTACAGAGTCAGTCGAAGTAAGTATTCCGTCTCAAAACATTGAGTTGGACCCTAGATCTGTAACTACTGCAGATGGTATGCCGAGAAACTACATACCAACTGGAGATGAAACAGAAGTAAGAGGTACAAAGAGAATGCTTAAGGACAAAAAGAAAACAGCTAAGTGGTACTAATATGTGGTTGTCGGCGATTAAATTAGCCGTCTCTGCAGGAAGTAAAATTTACGCTAACAAGCAGAAGACGAAGATGGCTATGTCAGAGGCGCAGCTTATGCACGCTACTAAAATGGCTCAAGGTCAAGAAGCTTACCAGGGTAAACTCCTAGAAGCTCGTCAATCAGATTGGAAAGACGAAGCAGTTTTATTAATTCTCTCGGCGCCAATCGCGGTGCTGGCCTGGGCGGTTATAAGTGATGACCCACAGGCGATGGACAAAGTTAAATTGTTCTTTGAGTACTTCTCATCACTTCCGTCATGGTTCACCAACTTGTGGATCCTTGTCGTGGCGTCGATATATGGTATAAAGGGTACACAAATTTTTAGGAACGGAGGAAAAAAATAATGCCTAATAAACGATTCAACAAACAGGTCCCTGGTTTTGGTTTCAGCTCTGGTGGACGTGCAATGAAGATGGGTGGAGGAAAAATGATTTCTGGCACTCGAAGAAAAGACGAAGCATCTGGTTTTTATTCACCTGATATGGGAATGAGAGGCGGAAAAATGTATAAAAAAGGAGGCTCAGTGAAAAAAGTCGGTAAGAAAAAACAAGGCTACAAAGATAGAAAAGATGAATCTATCGCAATGAGAATCCGAAAGAAAAGAACTGCTAAACAATTAAAAGCTAGCAGGGACGAGTCTTACGGAAAATTCGGTAGCAAGATGAAGAAAAAAGGCAAGATCAATAGATAATGTCTAAACAAAAAAACCTGCAGAAATTTTTAAAAAGTTTGCAGAAAAAGAAAAAACCTAAAAAGCCTTCTGCACGTTTGGAGGCTTTACGAGGTAAAAAATATTTTAAACGTGGAGGAAAAGCATAATGGCAAAACTATGTCCAAGAGGAAAAGCTGCTGCTAAGAGAAAATTTAAGGTATACCCTTCGGCCTACGCGAACATGTATGCCTCTGCAGTTTGTTCAGGTAAAGTTACACCGGGTGGCAAGAAGAAAAGAAAAAAAGCTGCTGATGGTGGATTGATGGTTGATGTAGACATGACGATGATGACGGAGGTCTAATGGCCAAAAAAGGTTTACGAGCATGGGTAAAAGAAAACTGGGTAGATATTGCGAACAAAAAATCGGATGGCTCATACCCGAAGTGTGGAAGAAGTGGTGGCGAAAAAAGAAAAAATTATCCAAAATGCGTGCCCATTGCAAAAGCAAGAGCGATGTCCAAAGGGCAGCGTGCGGGTGCCGTAAGGAGAAAACAAGCCAAGGCAAATACTGGGCCAACCCCTAGTAGAGCGGCAACGTTTGCAAAGAGAACTAAAAAAGCATCTGGTGGAGATGCAATGATTAATCAAGCACAAAAAAATTACATTGGCAGTTATGTATCCGGAGATTTAGGAGGAGTAAAAGTAGGAAATAAATCTTACGCAAAATACTATTCTAACCCTGGTTTTAAAATGCCAAAGATATCATGATTGCAAGAAGTCAAATGAGTAGACAGTTATATAACAAAGGCACAATGCCTGCGAGAAATAAAAAAAATTTCAGATCTACAAAGTCTGGAGCTGGTATGACACGAGCCGGTGTCAAAGCATACCGAAGATTAAATCCCGGTTCAAAACTAAAAACAGCCGTGACAGGAAAAGTGAAGCCTGGATCAAAAGCTGCTAAACGTAGAAAATCATTCTGCGCAAGATCACTAGGACAAATGAAAAAATTCCCTAAAGCAGCAAAGAATCCAAACTCACGTTTGCGTCAAGCACGAAGGAGATGGAAATGTTAAGGAAAAAGAAAACTATTAAAAAAGTAGTTAAGGCTTTAAAAAAAGCATCTAAGGCACATGCTGGTCAAGCTAAAATGTTAAAGGGAGTTCTTAATGGCAAAAAGAAGAGATCCTAAAATAGGCACAGGTAAAAAACCAAAAGGCTCAGGCAGGAGGCTTTACACTGATGAGAATCCTAAAGATACTGTTGGTATTAAGTTTGCGACTCCTACTGATGCTCGTAAGACTGTTGCAAAAGTTAAAAAGATATCTAAACCGTTTGCAAGAAAAATACAAATCCTAACCGTTGGAGAACAGCGTGCCAAGGTTATGGGTAAATCAAAAGTCGCTGCAATATTTAAGAAAGGTAAAGATGCTATCAGAAGAACTCGTAGTAATAAGTAAATTACAAAAAATATTAAAAGATGAGTATCACAACATCGGGGAAAGTATGATGTCTGGTACGGTTGACAATATGGAAAAATATAAGTATATGCTAGGACAAGCACATACGTGTTTAAAAATTTTACAGGAAATCTCTAACCTGCTAAATGAAAAGGAGCAAAAAGATGAAAAAGGCACAGTCATCAAACTCGACACCAAAAGTTAAATATGCTTTGGCTGAGAAATATGACAAAGAAAACAAAGAGCAAAACGACAAAGAAGTCGATGCTTACGAACGTTTAAAAACAAAAGAATCTTCAAAATTACCAGTACCAACCGGGTGGAGAATGTTAATTCTTCCTTTCAAGATGAAAGAAAAAACCAAGGGTGGTTTATATCTTGGACAAGAAACTTTAGAAAGACAACAAGTAGGATCTACTTGTGGTCTTGTCTTAGCTCAAGGTCCAGACTGTTATAATGATAAAGAAAGATATCCTGAAGGACCTTGGTGTAAAAAAGGTGATTGGGTGATCTTTGCTCGTTATGCAGGATCAAGAATTCAAATTGACGGGGGTGAAGTACGTTTGCTGAATGACGATGAAGTACTTGCAACTATAGATAACCCCGAAGATATACTTCATCAATACTAAACATAGAAGGAGAAAACTATGCCAGATACAGATGATCTGAAAAAAACAGTTGACCTCGACACCTCTGGTCCAGCAATGGACGTCGATGTACCTGAACCAAAAGAAGAGGAAGTAGTAGAACAGAAAGAAGCTCCAGTTGAAGAGCCTACTGTAAGACCTGTAGTTGATGAAAAAAAATCAGAGGATAAAACTTACGAGAATGAAAGAGAAACTAAATTAGAAGAAAAGAAAGACGATAAAGAATTAGATCAATACAGTGATGGTGTTCAAAAAAGAATTGCCAAGTTAACTAAAAAATGGAGAGAAGCAGAGCGTCAAAAAGATGAAGCTCTTACTTATGCTCAAAGTGTTTTAAGAAAACAAAAAGATGCAGAAAGTAAACTCTCTAAACTGCAACCAGACTTTGTTGCCGTCACAGAAGAAAGTATCAAATCAGGTGTAGCAGCTGCGCAAGCTAAACTTGCAGCAGCTAGAGAAGCAAATGATTTATCTGCTGAAGCAGAAGCTTTGGCTTCTATATCTGAGTTAGGATACAAAAAAGCTAAATTGACTGAAACTAAATTAGCTCAAGAAGCTTTTGAAAAACAACAAAAGGAAAGACCAACCCCTGAAATTAACTTACAAAGAAATCAGGCAGCACAAGGAACACCAGATCCTAAAGCAAGCGCGTGGGCAGATAAAAACACGTGGTTTGGACAGGATTCTGCTATGACTTACACTGCGTTTGATCTTCATAAGAAGTTAACAGAACAGGAAGGTTTTGATCCTTCAAGTGACGAGTATTATTCTGAAATAGATAAAAGAATAAGACTTGAATTCCCGCACAAATTTGCTAATAATGATAGTTCGGGAGAAAATAAACGACCTACTCCGGTACAAACAGTAGCTTCAGCGAAGCGAAGTACCAAATCTGGTCGCAAAACTGTGAGGCTCACACCATCACAGGTCGCAATCGCTAAAAAATTAGGTGTGCCACTTGAAGAATATGCGAAACAACTAAACATCACGAAGGAGGCATAAGCATATGGAAAATAAAAATGATAAGAAAACCTCTCGTGCGAGTCAAACTAGAGAAAAAACAGCTCATAAAAAAGTTTGGACTCCACCATCAGCATTAGATGCGCCCCCTGCGCCTACAGGTTTTAGGCACAGATGGATAAGAGTAGAATCTTTAGGATTTCAAGACACAAAAAATGTGGCTGGAAGAATAAGATCAGGATACGAATTAGTGAGAGCTGACGAATATCCAGATACAGATTATCCAATCGTAGAGGACGGAAAATATAAGGGGACAATCGGTGTTGGCGGCCTAGTGCTCGCTAGGGTACCTGAGGAGATCGCAAAGCAGAGACAAGAATACTATGCTAAACAGCATGCAGAAAAAGTCGAAGCAGCAGACAACGATCTTATGAAGGAAGAGCACCCAAGCATGCCTATCAATATTGATAGACAATCGCGTGTTACTTTTGGTGGCTCAAAGAAATCCTAATTAGGAATTCACAAACCATCGAGATAACATAAACCCGTACTGGAGGCCCGCAAGGGCAGGTACAACTATAAGGAGGCCTCTATGGCAAAAACAAACAAAGACGCTGCTTTTGGCTTAAGAGCTATTGGCAAAGTCGGTCAGAATAGAGACAACCAGGGTTTAGGAGAGTATAGTATATCATCAGGTGATACTACTCAGATCTTCTTCCAAGACGCGGTTTCAGCAACAGCGGCTGGTACAATTCACCAAGCTGCAGCTTCTGAAGCTTTCCTTCTTGGATCACTCAATGGTGTCTTTTACACTGATCCAACAACTAGTAAGCCTACGTTTGCTAATAACTATCCGGGAACAATCGCGGCTAGTGATATTAAAGCTTTCGTGGCTGATGATCCGTACGAAAGATTTGAGATTCAATCGAACAAAACTTCTGCGCACGCGCAGACAGATGTGTTCAAGAATTTCAACATCGAAGTAACAGCTGGAGATTCTGCGAATAATGTTTCTAAATCAGAACTTAATCACAGTACATCTACAACTGGTACGGCTCAATTAAAAGTAACAGGTATCTCAACTGATGTAGAGAACAATACAATTGGCGCTGCTAATTTGAACTTTGTTGTTATGATCAACGAGCACCTGTATAACGCTAAAAATAACGGTATATAATAGTTAGAATAGGAGAAAAAACATATGGCTATATCACGAGGACAACTAGTTAAAGAACTAGAACCAGGCCTGAATGCACTATTCGGACTGT